CAGTGCAGGTGTAATAGGAGCGGCATTATTATGGCAAACGATGTAATGATTGATATGGAAACTCTTGACACAAGTCCTGATTGTGTTATCCTAACCATTGGTGCGGTAAGATTTGATCCTAAAGGTAGTGGAATTATTGAGAGACTAGAATTGCGACCTACGATTGAAGAACAAACAGAAATTTATAATAGGAGTATCAATGAAGATACATTACGTTGGTGGAGTGAGCAAAGTCCTGAAGCACTTGAAGAGGCTATGGGAGAAAATGGCAGAATTCCATTTAGAGAGTGTATGGAAATACTTTATAAGTTTTGTTGGAATCGCCGTGCTGTTTGGAGTAATGGTGCATCATTCGATGTGGTTGTGGCAGAGTCGGCCTGGAGAAATCTCGAAATGCGAATCCCCTGGCCTTTCTACACCGTTAGAGATACACGTACCTTGTATGAAATAACTGGAGTAAGTCTTAAAGACGGTGGTCACGTAACTAGTCACAAGGCAGTTGAAGATGCCGAAAGACAAGCTATTGTTGTGCAAAAAGCGTATACTAAATTAATTAAAGCAGAACTGGTACCTCCCCCAAGATGAGAATTGATTCAGACATTGACATTGACTTTGGTGATAGAGATAAGTTATTACAACTTATAAAACATACAGCTGCCTCTATGCGTAATGCTAATCCAATGCGTAAACACGCTACTGGTGTATATATTACTGACATACCATATGATCCAGTAAATGATATGGCAGCTATTGACTATGTTGAAGCAGAACAACGAGGATATTTCAAACTAGATTTATTGAATGTTCACGTTTATTCGCAGGTTCGTGATGAGCTACATTTAGCAACATTGATGCGTGAGCCTAATTGGGGTAACTTAAATAAAAGAGAATTTGTAGAGAAATTGATTCACTTGGGTAATCATTATCAGTCACTACAGAAGATGCCCAGCTCAGTTGATAGCATTCCTAGATTAGCAATGTTCTTAGCATTAATTCGCCCAGCTAAACGACATTTGATAGGTCAATCTTGGGCTGATATATCTAAATCAATTTGGGATAAGAATACTGACGGGTATAGTTTTAAAAAGAGTCACGCAGTTGCATATGCACATTTAGTAGTGGTACATATGAATTTGTTAGAAGAACAGAGTTAAACTATTCTTTTTACTAGTGTAATACTACGGCGTTTACTTCTACGTTTGTTTAGTTCAGACATACTACACGTAGGGCCGTGTATTACTGTTAAACTTTTATTATTGAAGGTTCTGAGATATGGTTTAAAGATAGACCATTCTTCTTTTAAAAAGAGGTTGATTGGGATAAGTCTGTTGCTTTCCCACCACCAAATATCACCTAATTCTAGGAATTTTTCTCTAATACTAGACTCCATTATAGACCCGTAATCGTATATAGTGGTGACTATCTCATCCCTATTTTGAACTATTCCAACATAATCTTGGTTGGCGTATGAACATATAGTTATGAACGGGTGATTTGTTGTTAGTTTATTGAAAAATTCGTTTGATATCATTGTTATTATATTGACCGAAATATTTATCATCGGACGATATGGCAATATATTTTGATAAATATCAGTATGTACTCAACTCAAGTTTTCGTCTATACACAAAGACAAATCGTTATACTTTTATCAGGATTTTCCCCAAGGAGCTATATGCCTCAGTATGCCAAGCCACTCACACTTAATAAGGGTGTAGATAACCAAATTCAATTTCAGTTCTTAAACCAAGAACAAAAACCCGTAGATATTACAGGGAAATCAATAGTCTGTAGGATTATTAATTATGAAGGTAATGTGGTCCTATTACAAAAGGCACTAACTCTGCAATTACCTGCAACTGGTATTGCCGCATTATTTTTAAACTCAGCAGACCTAGCAAGTATTGACGCACAGAAATGTTATTATTCATTAGAGATTCCTGTAGGTGAATTTGATTACCCTGTGTTTGTAGACCAAAATGCAGGAGCACGTGGTGATATGAATATCGTTAATAGTGTATTACCTAGCTTTGTTCCTTCAATGCCAGTAAGTATTCCGACTGGACAAGACTTCCCTAACTTACACCCTGATGGTAACGGTGAAAGCAATATCACGTATTACACAAGCGTAATAGATACCAATGATAGCCCAATACTAACACTACAAGCACAATATAGTGATTACTATGGCAACGTTGTTGTTGAAGGTTCTACGATTGTAGATGGTGATTGGTATCCTATATTGACCGATACTTATACCGCTGAAACAGATACAAAAGGTTATGTTGTTCAAGGTTATCACCCTTATATCAGAATGCAATTTGAAAGCAATAACGGTGCAGTAACCAATATATTGTCAAGATAATCAACCTAAACTATTGTTTATCTATGACAGTTGTGTTATACTACATAGATGTTTGATATCCTATCAGTAATTCCCGGAAAGAAAAAACTCACGCACGGCGGATGGCATAGTTTCAATGCTATCTGCTGTAGCCGTCGCGGGCATAAAACTGATACACGTGGTCGTGGTGGTATTAAATTTGATGGGCAATACAATTGGTCATATCATTGTTTCAATTGTGGATTTAAATGTGGGTTTATGTTGGGTAAAAGTATTACTCAAAATACTAAAAACATATTATTGTGGTCAGGTATTGATCCTACACAAATACAAAAGTGGAGTTTAGAGAGTTTACAACATAAAGATTTGTTAGACTTTACCAATCTTAAAAAACAAAAATCAAAAATAAAATTTAAAGAACATACATTGCCTGAGGGTGAGTTAATCGATATCAATAATACATTACACAAAGTATACGTTGATTATCTGTCTGCGAGGTCGATAAATTATAATGACTACCCGTTCTTAGTAACACCTAATGATACTGGCAGACAGTCAAACAGAATCATTATACCCTACACTTATAACAATAAGATTGTTGGGCATACGAGCAGATTCTTAGATAACAAAATCCCAAAGTATATTAACGAGCAACAACCAGGCTATGTATTTGGTTATGACTTTCAGAAACCCGATTGGGAAGTATGTTTGTTAGTTGAAGGTATCTTTGACGCATTAAGCTTAAATGCTTGTGCGTTAACACATAATACAATCAACGATGACCAAGCACAGATTCTAGCACAACTTAATAAACGTATTATCTTTATTCCCGATAGAGATAGTACAGGTTTAGAAACGTGTGATAGAGCATTAGAGTTAGGTTATAGTGTAAGTATTCCCAACTGGGATGACAATGTTAAAGATGTAAATGACGCGGTAGTTAAGTATGGTAAGTTGCCTACATTACTCAGCATATTGAGTAGTGCGACAACTAGTAAAATCAAAATAGAACTACAGAGGAAGAAAATTGAAAAAAGATTACGAAAATAAAAAAGATTACAGTGTTGAAGTGCAAAAGATATTTTTGCGTATAATGATTACTGAGGCAGAACTCTATACCAGAGTTATGAACATATTAAACAGTGAAAACTTTGACAGGTCATTAAGGCCAGTTGCAAACTTATATAAAGAACATACTACAAAATATAGTATCTTGCCCGATCCCACACAGATTAAGGCAATCACTGGACAAGATATTGATATCATTCCTAACTTTAGTCCTAATCAATTTGATTGGTTCTTGGATGAGTTTGAAGCGTTTACTAAACGACAAGAACTAGAACGAGCTATTCTTAAAGCCGCTGACTTGTTAGAGAAGGGTGATTTTGATCCTGTTGAAAAACTAATCAAAGACGCAGTACAAATTAGTTTGCAGAAAGATATGGGTACAGATTATTTTTATGATCCGGCAGCTCGTATTAACAAATACTTTAATAGTGGTGGACAAGTTTCAACAGGCTGGCCGCAAATGGATCGTATCTTATATGGTGGCTTCAGTCGAGGTGAATTGAACATCTTTGCAGGTGGCTCAGGTTCAGGTAAATCACTTGTTATGATGAACATTGCGTTGAACTGGTTGCAACAAGGAATGAGTGGTGTCTATATCACACTTGAACTTAGTGAAGAACTTACAAGTTTACGAACTGATGCGATGTTAACACAAATGGGAACTAAATCAATTCGTAAAGATATTGATACAACTAGTTTGAAAGTTAAAATGGTTGGTAAGAAGTCTGGTCAATATCGTGTTAAAGCACTACCTGCACAGAGTAATGTAAATGATATTCGTGCTTATTTAAAAGAAGTACAGATTCAAACAGGTATTAAGATTGACTTTGTTATGGTTGATTACTTAGACTTGGTTATGCCTGTCTCTGTTAAAGTTAATCCTAACGACCAGTTTATTAAAGACAAGTATGTTGCTGAAGAATTGCGTAATCTTGCAAAAGAGATGGGCATCTTAATGGTAACTGCATCACAGTTGAATCGTAGTGCTGTTGATGAAATTGAGTTTGACCATAGTCACATTGCAGGTGGTATCAGTAAGATTAATACTGCTGATAACGTGTTTGGTATCTTCACAAGTCGTAGTATGCGTGAACGAGGCAAGTATCAGATTCAGTGTATGAAAAGTCGTAGTAGTACGGGTGTAGGACAAAAGATTGATTTAGACTATGATATTGAAACTATGCGTATTAGTGACAGCGATCCTGACAATGAGAATAGCTATTCTCCTAAACCTAGCGCAAATCAGATTATGAGTCAATTGAAGCCGCAAAGTACGTTACAGTCTACTGAGCCTATTATTGACCAAGCTACAGGAGAGATATTAGAGCCGGAAAACAAGCGTATTGTAGCAGATGTACAGGGTTCTAAGCTAAAAGCAATGTTAAACAGTTTAAAGAAATAAATCCTAAAAGTAGATAAATACTATTAGGAAACTAATATGCAAAAACAAACTCGCAGTCTACTAGAGGAATTAGAAGCTATTGGTAATAATAGGGACACGACTCACATTATTGAGAGTCGTGGCCATAATATTATCACAAGTGCTATCAATCTAATAGAAATGATTAATCGTAACTATAGTCCTGAACAAGCCGCTATTTTAGAGCGTAAACTGTTAGGTGCTATAAAGAGCAAGGACCAAGCAAAGTTTTCCAAGTCATTAAGGAAAAACCGTGAAGCTGAATGAATTTAAAAAAGCAAAACTAAATGAACTAGATTTAAGTTCATTTTTAGGAGATTATGGATCTGCTGCCGTGAGATCAGGCTTAGGCTCATTAGGGGGCAAGAATGTATTAAGTACTACGGACCAAATGGCTAAAGATGAATTTACTAAGAATTTCACAAGTCGTGCTTTTAGTGGATTGCAAAGTGCGATTAATAGCGGGTTAGTTAATCCTACAGCCGCAGGTAAAACATCGGGTGCAAATATTGGTACTAACTTTGGAAACAATCCAGCAAAGAATCCGGTAACTAATCCAGTAACTAATCCAACAACACAAGTCAAACCTACTGCAGGAAAAAATGTTTCTCCTACTCCTGCACAGAATCGTGGAGCAGCCAATACAGCAGGTGCAAATGCTTTTGGACAAATGGCTAATCAGCTAACTGCTAAGAAATCACCAGAACAGATTAGACAAGAAAAACAAGCTGCCGCAACAGGTGTAGCACAACAGCAAATGGCCAATAATGGACCATTCAGTAAGTTACCTGCTAATCAAGCCGCAGTTCAAGCAGGCAATATTAGACAACAGAAACAAGGTCAGGCAACTACTGCGGCACAAGCTCAGATGACTCCAATGAGTAAACTACCAGCAAATCAGTTGGTATCTGAAGTTATTCAG